TTCTAAGCTCACAACTTACTTTTAGAGGTGGATATGCAGGGATACGAAATCCCGCTATCTCCCGATAATCAGGCATTCAATATTCAGCTGAATAACGCCACCTACCAGATACAGGTAGAGTGGCGCGACTTTGCGTGGGTGCTTGATTTGAAGGACAGCGGCGGCAATGAAATCGTGAGCGGTATTCCCATGGTGACTGGTGGCAACCTGCTTGCTCCGTGGAGCTACCTTAACTTGGGCTTTGCGCTCGAAGTGGCTTGTGATGATGCTTCGCAGGATTACCCGACCAAAACTGACCTTGGTATTCGCAGTCACCTTTATGTCATTACGGAGTAAGCATGAGCCAGAACTGGATGCGCCACTTTGAACTGCTTCTGGTTGATGAGTCCGGCTCTGGTATCAGCCTCTCTGATTTCAAAGTCGTGTTTAACATCGAGTGGACTAATGCCTTATGGCCCCGCGTTGCTACGGTGAAAATCTACAACCTGAAGAAGGACACCGTCAGCCGGATACAGGGGAAGGAGTTTTCACGCCTGAAGATGATCGCGGGATATGACGGACTGGCCGCGCCGGTCGATTCCAGTCAGGTTGGTGTCGCGCGCAATGTCGACTCAACTCAGGTGGGACAGACTGACGGGCAGAACTTCGGCCAGATATTTGATGGTGAAATCCGCTTTACGATTACCGGGCGCGATAACCCCACCGACACTTATATCCTGATTCAGGCCATCGATGGTCATCAGGCGTTTGTGGCTGCCAAGGTTAACACCACGCTGGCAGCAGGGTACACGGTGGCAGACCTACATGCTGCCACAATGCAGAGCTTCCAGCCTTTCGGCGTCACTCAGGGCATCACAGCTCAGATGCCGGATACCGTTTTCCCACGCGGGCGCGTGATGTATGGCATGGCGCGCGACGTGATGAGTAACGTGGCCGACCAGTGCAACGCGAACTGGCAGATCGTGGATGGTCAGGCACAATTAGTCAGCACTGATAAATACATCCATGAGGCGATCGCACTTAACAGCCGCACTGGCCTCATCGGTATGCCTCAGCAGACAATGGGCGCGGGCGTTAACGTCCGCTGCCTGATTAACCCCAATATCCGGGTGAGCGGCCTGATTGAATTGGATCAGGCTTCTGTATACCGCACAGCGCTATCCAGCGATGAGGTGCAACGGTCAGGAGGTCGCATTTTTGAGACCGAAAATAACGGGAATCTGAACGTTAACGGATCACTGCAACAGCCCGCAAGTATTGCGACCGATGGCGTGTATATCGTGCAATCCATCAGTTATACTGGTGATACACGCGGGCAAGCCTGGTATATGGATTTGATGTGCAGCGCCAGAGGTTCCGCAGACCTTCAGACATCAACTGCTATCACTCGGGGCATCTCCACATGATCAAGTTAGGCGTTACAGCATTAATGGCTATTATGTTTTCAGCGGCGAGCTTTGCAGCGCCAAAACCTATCATGCAGTGTGGACCGTTTATAATATCATCGAGTGATGACGGTTTTGCTCACGTCAACAATGTCCGCCCAGTGAGCCAGAAATTCACCTTCCTCGGCGCTAAAGAGGATTATTCATCCGTCCAGTATCAATGGATGGTGCCTCGCTCGGATTATCCGGGCTATTACGGCATGGATTACATCAAGCGCAATGGCAAAGCCATCCTGAACGTGGAGGCCATCCGTTCGAATATGAATGAGCCTAGAATGTTTGGAACGTATGACTGCAAAAAAGTCTAAGCCAGCCTGGAATTACTGAACCCGCTACGGCGGGTTTTTTATTGGAGCAAATATGCCAGTTTCATCACAATCACAGGCTGGCGGTGAATCGCAGGCCTATAAAGCGCTGTCCGATTCAATCTTCTCTATGCTCCGCGTTTCGATGCCAGGCATTATCCAGACCTTTGACCCAATAGCCTGCACCTGCACTGTTCAGCCAGCCATCAGCGGCCAGGCTGCCGATGAAATCGGCAACTTTAAATCTGCTCCGCTTCCTCTGCTTCTCGACGTCCCGGTAGTCTTTCCGCGCGGCGGCGGGTGCACGATCACCTTCCCTGTGAAAGAGGGTGACGAGTGCCTGGTCATCTTTAGCGACCGGTGCATTGATTTCTGGTGGCAAAACGGCGGCATTCAGGAACCGGTAGACCCTCGCCAGCACGACTTGTCAGACGCCTTCGCCATCGTCGGCCCGCAATCGCAGGCAGAAGTCATCAGCAACATCAGCTCAACAACACTACAGATGCGCACCGATGACGGAGCGGCCTATATCGAGCTGGACCCCAACAGCCACGCGGTGAACATCGTCGCGCCTGGAGGCGTGAACGTGACAACCCCTCTGGCGAAGTTCAGCCAGGCAGTGACGATCGCAGGTCTGCTGACATGGATGGGTGGCATGGTGGGCAGTCTTGCGACTGGTACCGCAGCGAAAATTACCGGCGCCATCGAATTTATCGGCAGCCTGAAATCCAACGGAAAAGACATCAGCGACCAACATACGCATAACGGCGTGCAGTCTGGCTCTGGAAATTCTGGCAAGGTGAACTGATGCGATACAGACGCGAAGATGAAAACGGTGATTACACCTTTGGAAAAGGCGATGACACCTGGCTGATTAACTCACCAGAATGCGTTGCTCAGGCCATTAAGACGCGCTTCCTGCTCTGGTACGGTCAGTGGTTCCTCGACACGACAGAGGGCACCCCATGGGTCCAGTCGGTGCTCGGTAAGCAGAAGCCTGAGACTTACAACCTCGCCATCCGCAAGCGGATACTTGAGACGCCCGGCGTGAACTCGATTAAGTCATTCGATACCAACCTGAACACATCCTCCCGGCGTGTGATTTTCACCGCAACCATTGACACCATTTACGGAACGACGACCGTCACAAGCGAGGCATAATGGCTCTCAATCTCGATACGCTGGGGCTCTCCGCTACGGTGACCGCCTCAGGGATAAGTGCGCCCGATTACCAGACGATTCTGAGTAAACTCACCGCATATTTTCAGCAGATTTACGGCACCGATGCTTACTTAAATCCAGACAGCAAAGACGGTCAGATGGTTGCACTGGTGGCGCTGTCGGTACATGACGCCAACAACACAGCGATTCAGGTTTACACCTCATTCTCTCCATCAACCGCTATGTCTGACGCGCTTACCCGCAACATCAAAATCAACGGCATCACGCGTAAACCCTCGACGAACTCTACGGTTGACCTGACCCTTATCGGTACTGCGGGCACCACGATCACTAACGGTTCAGTTAAAGATTCGAACGGTATTATCTGGAAGCTTCCCGGCAGCGTCACTATTGATGTAGGCGGCTCTGTAACGGTAACTGCTACCAGCGCTGTGCCGGGTGCCGTAGCAGCGGTAATTGGTTCAATTACACAGATAAATACACCTACCCGAGGATGGACGGGCGTTACAAACACAGTAGCGGCCGCAGTCGGCTCAGATGTTGAAAAAGACTCAGCACTTCGTATAAGGCAGGGGCAGAGCGTGGCCATTCCGTCTCTGACACCATTCGATGCTGTAGACGGCGCATTGGCTAACGTCACCGGCGTAACCCGGCACAAGCTGTATGAGAACGACACCGGCGCAACGGACGCTAACGGCATTCCAGGCCATTCTATTGCTGCCATTGTGGAAGGTGGAGATGTCACGCTGATAGCGCAAACCATCCGCAGCAAAAAGGGTCAGGGTGTCGGGACGTTCGGCAGTACTACAGCTCAGGTGCCAGACACATACGGAAACCCGCATAACATCAGCTTTTCGCGACCGACTAATGTTCCAATCTACGTGAATATGGTGCTCAAAGTTTTCACCGGTTATACCACGCAGATTGGTGAGCAGATTAAGCAGGCGATAGCTGATTACATTAACTCTCTGACGATCGGGGATGATGTCCTTCTCAGTCGCCTTTATTCCCCTGCAAACCTTGGCGTGGTTAGCGGTGGTAATGCTCGTTATTACGACATCAACAGCCTGCAGATAGGTAAGTCTGCAGGTGCAACCTCCGCTTCAAACATCATCATTGCCTATAACGAATCCGCTATTTGCAGCGTAGCGAACATCTCCATTACGGTGTCGCCATGAGTAAATATACTGACCGTATAACCAACTATCACAGAGGGAAGCCTCTGTTTGTTGAGCACGTTGATTTGTCCACCCGGCCACTTATCGATGTAGCAGACGCGATGTATGGCCTGATTACAGCTTTTGATATTGATGAGGCTATTGGCGTGCAGCTGGATGTGCTGGGCGAATGGATCGGCAGAAGCAGGGTTGTGAGTCAGACTATCTCGGGGGTTTATTTTTCATTCGATACGACTGGGCTGGGATGGGATCAGGGTGTCTGGCAGGGACCATATGACCCTGATGCAGGTTATACCAGTCTCAGTGACGACACCTACCGCATCATCCTGAAAGCAAAAATCGCCATCAATAACTGGGATGGCGCTAATGATACCCTGCCTCAGATTCTGGATACCGCACTGAAGGGATCTGGCCTCAGCATGCAGATCGTCGATAACCAGGACATGACTATCGGCGTGTGGGTATTTCCAGATACAGACATTAGCAATGTATCTCTGGAATTACTTGCTGCCATACGGCAGGGATACCTGACAGTTAAGGCAGCAGGCGTCTATGCCGGAAGCATATCAACGCCATCAGTAATCACACCTTCAACGGGAAACAAGTTCTTTGGCTTCGATCTCGACAACCAGTACATCGCCGGATTTGATGATGGCGCTTGGGAGAAAAAATTATAATGGCAACGAATGACTTTAAACCCTTTGCAACTGGCCCGGATGCCAATGTGACTACTCAAGCGGACTGGCTGGCGCTTGCAGCTTTGACACAAGGCTTTCAATCCGGAAAGGCATCATCTGCCCAGATCAACAAGGCGCTGCGACAGAGCACGACAATGTCGGCAACTATTGGTCAGTTCATCGCTAATGCGGGAACTGATGCGCTTGATAATGGTGGCGTCACAACAATGGTTGCAAACCTAATTGCAGCTATGAAGGCAAACTTAAGCCTCAAATCTGCGGCATATAAAGAAGTAGGAAATGGAGCGGGGCAGATTCCGGATATGAGTTATTTCACATCTAATAACTCACTGACTGGCTGGAAGAGAACTCCTGACAATTACTATACCGAATGGGGTTATGCTTCAAATCAAAACAATGGCCCGGTCACAATCAGCTTTCCGGCAACACTCCCCAATGCTGTCCGGGCAATTAATATCACACCAATTGTGACATCACCTGTCGGCTGGGATGCTCCCACAATTGCGGCCTATGACAGAACGGGCATGGTCATAAACAGGAAGGCTGGCGGTTCAAGCGGCAACATCCAGGACACAAACTGGGATTTCTTCTGGTGCATTCAGGGGTATTAAAATGAATTGTTTTTTCAGCGCGAAAACGAAGGGTTTTTATCCGGAAGCTCTTATGCAGGATTATGAGAGTGCAGGCACTCTCCCTGAGGATATTGTAGAAATCAGCGGCGAGGAATATGAAACATATTGCGGAATGCCTCCTGCCGGGAAAAAACTGGGGTCAAGTGATGGCCGTCCAGCATGGGTTGATATTCCGCCCTTAAGTCAGGATGAGTTGGTTGCACAGGTCAGCACTGAGAAAACTGCGAGACTCAGAGAGGCGAACACAATCACACAGCCATGGCAGACGCAGCTGTTGCTGGGGATGATCACAGATGCGGATAAAGCCTCACTTACAACGTGGATGAAGTATTATCAACAGGTCCAAGCTATTGATACAGGCAAGGCGCCAGATATAGAATGGCCCAAAAAACCAAGTGATTAATCAGACCTGCTGATCAAAATGAGTGCCGACTGGACTTGTAGCCATGAACGGCACACTCTCTCCTATCCTTTTGTTCTTAGGCGTCCCTCGCCGTCCGATTCACGTAAGCACTTTATCCTATACAAAGCCGCGATCTCCAAAGGAGATGATATTTTTTTGACAAAAATAGCAGTTGCTGCAGTAGCCATAAAAAATATAAACATTAGCGCTAGATACCCAAATGCTGAGAAGCTTTCAATTGGAAATCTTGTTATGAATGTGTTTATAACAACATGCTGGAGCAGCATGAATGGATAGGAGTATTTTGAAAAACTGTTTATTGTGCTCATATTGAATTTTTCATTTATTATGTTGCTCAATATGAATGAAATTCCTATTAGAGGGAGAGAAAAAAACATAGACCACGGCGACATGGGGAGTATGCTATTAGCAATGAATGTGTCATTCCATAGCGAAATCCTTATTAAACACCATGCGAAAGATAACGCTAACAAAACAATTAATATGATTGTTCTTTTAGCTAACAAAAAAGCGTTAAACTTGTATATTAACATTCCAAGGTAAAACTCAGGAAGCCGAGCCAGAAAAAACCAATACGCATTATTGATTTCGTTTGTCGCATAACTGAATGAAAATATGCTTGTAGTTATTAAAAAAGCACTATACAAGACAACGCAAAATGCGTTTGTTTTTATTCCATTATAAATCAATGGTGATATTACATAGAGAAGTATAATCGTACCGATGAACCATTCACCGGTGAAAAAGTAGAAGTTAGTATCGAAATGAGCATTTAAGATGCCGTCTAATCCAAAGATAACCGGAAGTATGTTTTTATAATCCCCATTGTTGGTAATGATGTTGCTCAACGGAGCAATTGTGAAATATGAAGAATCAAATACTGATAATGATAATATTAGCAAGGAGAATGAGAAGTAAGCTATATTATATGGCAATAATACTCTAATTACTCTCCCTGCATAGTAGGTGAGTAAACCATATCTATTGCTAAGTGAGTTAGCCACCAGATAGCCTGAGACAGCAAAAAATATTGACACACCAATACGACCAAGCGTTCCTGCAAATAAATCTCTCATTGCATTAAGAGAACCAAAGCTAAAATAATCAGTATAGTGAGAAATAAAAACCAATAGTGTGGCCAGTATTCTTATTGTGTCAATAAAGTACTTTCTGTTTTCAGGCATTACATGATCTCTCAATAATCTATATCTGGTTATTTGTAATCCAGTTCAATTGATAACCTAGGCAACTCTACTCCAAATTGTTAATCAAATGATAATACGGCATCAAACAAAATTACAAGTTTGTTACAAGGTGGTGTCATGAAATCATGGATAACACGTCATGATTTGCCTAGGCAGTGCAACCCCGAGACTGGTTCATCTAGAGGGGAGGTGTTTTGAAATATTTCTCACGCCTTCTCTGGTAAAGTATGCTGATTCAGTCGACTACGCCTGACTCAGCCTGAAACCGAGCATTACAGAGATTACCTATATAATGAAGACTTGATGCCTAAAAAAGCCCGGCGACCGGGCAATGACTCAACCGCGCATCTCTGAGAAGACTGCGGGGTAGGTCTTGTCAGCGTAGGTCATCATCAGAACAGGAACCAAGCGGAAGGCAAAAAATTACCCACCCCCGAGGCGGGCGGCGGGCATAATTTGTGGTGGAGCCAGTGACACTCTT